CTTGTCTTCGCCTTCGACGTGGGCCGCGCCGGCGTCGAATACACCATCAAATATGTGAAGCGCGCCACGGCCGAGGGCTGGGACGCCAGCGCCATGCAGGTGCGCCCCGATGGCGAGGGCACCAAGAAGGACTGGAACGACCTTCTCAAGGAACACCTCGACTGGGCGGGCGACAAGGAAAAGGCCCCGCTCTCCGACTGGGCGTTCGAGCAATATGCCTACAACGGCGCGATCACGATCGCGGAGACCGCCCGCGACAAGGCCCGCCTGATCGCGGATCATAAGCAGGCAGTTTCCACGTTCGAATTCCGCCACAAGAACCGGCTGTGGTCCTGCAAGGTCTCTTTCGACGAAGAGACCCAGAAGCGCCGCATCGTGGTGGAGGAAATCGCCAACTGCGCGTTCCGCCTGCTTTACCGCGAACGCGACGAAATCGCGGACGAAACCTCGTACTTCCTGAACATCGATTTCCCGTTCGAGGACCGGCCCGTGAAGGCCCGGTTCTCGTCTACCGCCTGTGCCAACAGCGGCGAATTCAAAAAGCGCATGATGGCATTCGCCGGCATGTGGAGCGGCAGCGGCGAGCAGTTGGACCGGATGATGCGGGCGCAGACCCGCAATTTGAAGGTGGTCGAGCCGATATACTTCACCGGCTATTCCGCCGCGCACCGCGCCTGGCTGCTGGGCGATTTGGCCGTGCGCGAAGGCCGCGTGGTGGAGATCAACCGCGAGGCCTATTTCGATTTCGGCAAGGCAGCGGTGAAGCCGCGCAGCAACGAGCGCCTGCTCGATATCGAGTATGACCCGGAGCGCCTCGATCTCGCCTGGGTGCCCGATTTGTGGACCGCCTGGGGGCCAAAGGCCATGGTCGGCCTGGCCTTCTTCGTCATGTCACTTTTCGCGGTGCAGATCCGCCAGCGCGAAAAGTCCATCGGCTTCCTCGAGATCACCGGCCAGCCCGGCTCGGGCAAATCCACCCTGATCGAGTTCCTGTGGAAGCTGCTCGGCCGCAGCGGATACGAAGGGTTTGACCCCAACAAGGCCACCCCCGCCTTCATCGCGCGCAGCCTGATCAAGGTTGCCAATCTCCCGGTCGGCCTGATCGAAAGCGGCCGCCAGGATGACAAGCGCACCGGTGGTCGCCAGTTCGACCACAACGAACTGCTCGTGCTGTTCAACGGACGTTCGCCGCGCGGCACGGGCCAGAAGAGCAACGGCGTCGAAACCAGCGAGCCGCCGTTCCTGGGCACGATCTACCTAGTTCAGAACGAGAGGATCGACGCGATCCCCGCCGTGCTCGAGCGCCTCATGTCGATGGAAATCGACAAGGCCGGGCGCAACGAAGCGACCCGCGCCGCCGCGATCCGCCTCGAGCAATGGCCGATGGAGCAAGTTTCCGGCACCATCGTCCATGTCGTGCGCAACGAGGCCAAGTGGCTCGAGCGCTATTTCGCGCGCTCCGAATTCCACGAACGCGACATGCGCACCCGTGTCGAAGGTCTCCACAACGACCGCGTCATCAAGAACCATCGCCAGTTGGCGGCGGCGGTCGAAACTTTGCCGGCGCTGTTCCCCGCCATCCGCCCGGAATGGGTCGCAGAAACGCTCTCGCTGATCGAGGCGCTCGCGCTCGATCGTCAGTTGAGCACCGGCGGCGACCACCCGACCGTGGCTGATTTCTGGGAGAAGGTGGATTACCTGCTCGCCCGCGAAAAGCCCGATGACCACCCCGGTGGCAAATCGCTCAACCAGCACCGCAACCGCGATCAACTGATTGCGATCCAGCTGCCCGAGTTCGAAGCGCGCTGCCGCAACGCGGGCCTTTCAGTCCCCAACGTCGACCAGCTCAAGAAGCTGCTGCGTGGCAGCAAGAGCCGCAAATTCGTGGACCGCAAAAAGGTCAACAACCCCGCCGGCCACATCGTGGGATGCTGGGTCTTTGAGCAGCCCGCCAAGGCGGAGCGCATCATATGACCTGGGCCGAACAGGAATTCCGCGTCTGGCACGGCATCCAAAGCCCGGAGCCGCCCGCCGCCGCATTCGACTATGCGGAAATCCGGCAGATGGCCCAGCGCATGCTGGAAACCCGCCGCACCCGATTTCCCCAGCTGGTGGCCAAGGGCCGCATGTCGACCGTCGATGCCGAGGCGCAGATCGCAACGTTCGAAACGATCGTCGCTGAATGGCACTGGATGGCGACGGGCGAAGGTGCCCCGGCATCGGCCGAGCATCTCCCTGCCATGCGCGAGGCGCTCGACCAGAGCATCGCCACGATCGCGCAGATTGCCCGCGAAGATCGCGGCTTCTCGGCCGAGCTGGCCGCCCAGGCCGAATGGGTGATTGCCATGGCCTGGCACCTTGAACCCGGCCGCCGCACCCGCGCCTGTCGCGCCCGCACCTTTGCCATGTGGCGCGAACTGGTCGCCGAAAAGGAGGCTCGCCGTGCCGCGTGACCTTCACCCCATGGTCTGCCCCTGCCGCGCCTGTCGCCCGGCCGCCTCGCCCAAGCCCGCCCGCTTCCCCATCCCCGCCGGCCCGCGCCGGTGGCTCACCGCTGCCAGGGCGCACTGCCTGGCGATCCTCACCCGCTGACCGGAGATTGCCCATGTCGACTGCCCAACGCCTCGCCCCTGCCCTCTTCGAATGCCGCTGCGGCAATCATCACACCGCTGCAGATGGCCAGCTCCCCGTGGGCTGGACCACCCGCGCCGGCCAGGTCTGGTGCGATGACTGTACCCGCGCCGGCGTGCCCGTCCGCGAAGCCACCCAGCCCCGCCCGCGCCGCAAGCCTCTCACGCCCAGGTACGCGGCCCAATGATCGCCCTCGGCCCCCGCGACATCGCCCGCGCTGTCGCCTTCGCCCTGTCGGTCTTGGCCATCCTCCACATGCTCGATCGCGTCATCGCCGGCTTCGCCCGCTGCCCGCTCGAGCACTGCCTCCCCTGGTGAAACCAGCCTCTACCCGCAACGAAAGGAAGCCCCGCAATGGCTTGTGACTGCATCAAGAATATCGACGAGCAGCTGACCGACCACACCCTGGAAGTCGCAATCTGCTTTGCCCGTGATCGCAACGAACTGGTCGCCCGCACCTACACGCCCCTAGTGCGTAAGGACACCAAGAAGCACGAAACGCGCAGCAAGCAGCCGCGCCACTTCGCCCACACGTTTTGCCCATTCTGCGGCACCCGCCACGATCCCCAACCCGTCGCGCAGGCGGCGGAAGGCGGTGCGGCATGAAAACCGTAATCGTCCACGGCCCCAGGGCCTGCGGAAAGACCCGCAACGCCGCCCGCATCGCCGCGCATTTCGGCATCGCTACCATTGTCGACGATTGGGATGAGCGCCTGCACGAAATCACTCCCGGCGCGATCCATCTCACCAACCAACCCGTCCGCAAGGCATCCGTCCGGTGCGCCAATTTCGCGGATCTACAGCTTCCGTCGGTGGTGGGCTTGATCGGCATGAAAAAGGCCGGACGGCGCCACATCAACAAATATCAGATGGTCGACCGGCCGAAGAAGGGCGGTGCAGCATGATATCTTCCCCGATTCACATCAGATCCGCGCAGAGCAACGAAACCCGTTCGCTACCGATCCCCACCACCCTGGAAGGCCTCAAGCGCCAAGCGGTCCAGCTTCGCAAGCAGAGTGGCTGCAAGCATATGGCAGCCTTGGAAATGGTGGCGCGCAGCATGGGTTTCCGTACCTACGCCGCCGCCAAGCGCCATTTCGACCAGATCGGCGGTGCGGCATGAGCACCGTCTTTGTGACCACCTATGAAGTGATTGGCGCACTCGAAGTCGCGCGCGCCCATTACGCTGCGATCGACGCGGCCACTCGCACCCAGTGGGCCTTCGTCACCGAAGTGAACGGCGAAGGTTTCCGCCCAGACAGCAACGGCGGTGTGCGCTCCATCTTGTTCGGTGATCTGCCTTCGGGATGGAGGAAAATTGGTACAGACAAAGGGTTTATCGATGCTGTCCCGCATAAGGGCAGCAACCTTGGCAAGGTAGCGGCACGGAAGCTGCTGGAACTTCCCAGAGCGCCACAACCTCACGCGCTGGCCTCGGCCTTTGGCTACAACCCGCCGCACTTCGCTGTCGACAATGGCCGAATCTACTTCGCCACCGATTGTAGGGTCACGTTCCCTTCCGAACGCATTTTCTTGCGGCTCCCGCGCTTCGCCGATGACGGGTTCATCCCGAACGAAGAACAGTTGCGAGCGATCCCCGAGAGTGAGTTCATGGCCGCGATTGAGGCCCACAATGCCGAGGCACGGCGCCAGCGCGAAGCCCAGGAAGGCGGTGCGGCATGAAAGCGCTCACCATCTGGCAACCGTGGGCCAGCCTGATCATTGCCGGCGCCAAGCCCTACGAATTCCGGAGCTGGCGCCCGCCGGCATCGCTGATCGGCCAGCGCATCGTCATCCACGCCGGCGCCGCCAAGCGCCCACGCGACGAAATCCAAATCCTGATCTACCTGTGCCGCTGGCGAGAAGTTCCACTGGTGGCGCCCTCTTGGGCAGAAACCTGCCTGATAGCGGAAAAGGCCGGGACCGTGCTTCACAAGGCGCTGGCCCGCGAATTGCCCATGTCCGCCGGCATCGGCACCGCGATCGTCGGCGAACCTCGCCTCGGCACCGAAATCGCCAAGGAATTCGGCGTCCCCCGCGCCAACGACAGCGATCGCGACAAGCACGCCAACTGGGGCTGGCCCATGCTCGAAATTGAGGCCTGGCCCGAGCCCATCCCCATGCGCGGCTTTCAGGGCCTGTGGAACTGGCAGACCCCGGCCGCCGTCCTGCCGGAACT